AGCGTCTGTTTCTGAGGGGCGGAGACGTCCACCAGCAGGCCGCGCTTATGCAGTGCAGCCACTTTATCCGCCAAGTTCTTCGTAGCTTCGATCATGAATCGAGGCAGTTCAGTCGCGGCCATTAACGCCTCCACCGGAATTCCAGCGCCTGCGGGCGCCGCATTAACGGATAACCCATGTCTGACAATACCACCGCTGCGCCTGTGGGCGCCAGCGAACAAATCACTGCGCCTACAGATACCGGCCCGACGGACCGAGCCTCTGCGGTGGCTTTGTTGGCCGGCCTGGATACGCCGCCCGAGGCACCGGCTGCGGCCACGCCCGAGGCGAACACCCAGGAGCCCGTTGAAACGCCAACCGAAGAAGCACCGGCTGAGGCCGCTGCGGCAGATGAAGGCGAAGACGCGCCGACCGAAGAGGTCGCTGCGACAGAAGACACTGACCCCAAAGCTGACGATGAAGAGCCCGAAGTCATCATCCACGGCAACGCGATGCTCGTCCTGCGGGATGGCACCAAAGTGCGTGCGAGTGAGGCGCGTAAGGCAATCGGCACGCTGCGGGAATACGAAGCTAAGGTTCCTGATCTAGCCGCCACTGCGGCGAGAATCCAGGAACGCGAAGCACAACTCGCCCAGCAAGAGCAGACCGTCCAGAATGCGTTGGCGCAAGCCTACCAAATCGTTAATGCCTACATTCCGCCCGCACCAGACCCGGCTCTCCGTCACGCTGATTTTATCGGCTACATGGAGCAAAAGGAGCTGCGTGAGGAAGCCCTGAATAATCTTCGCCAAGTACAAAGCGCTGCCGAGGCCGAGCAAGCTCAGCACTTGCAGAAATCGGAGCAGGCCCGCGAGGCCGAGCGCAAGGCAATGCTGGAGCGGAGTTACAAGACGCTTAGCGAGAGGGTCCCCGGTATCGATAGCCCTGAGGGGCTCCAGAAATTCTACGGGGATATCGCGAAAGCAGCCGCGCCTTACGGTATTTCGGCCGAAGAGGTCAACAATACCGTGCATGCGCCGTTGCTGCACATGGTGCATGAGATGTCGAAAGAGGTCGCGGCCTATCGAAAGCTCATGGCGCAGAAAGCAACCGCAGAGGTAAAGGCAAAAGCGGCGCCGCCGGTACAACCCCCGGGGCGTAGGGTATCAGCGGAACAGGCGGCAAATCAGGCATCGGACACTCAGCTCAGGCAGTGGCGAGACAGCGGGGCGTCGCGCGCAGGTGCGGCGGCCATCCTTGGCAATCTCGATTAGGAACTGTCTCTCATGGCAATTATTACCAATACCTACCAATCTACTTCTGGTGCATCCAAACAAAATCGCGAAATCATCATTCGCGATACGATCGAACGTGTGGACCCAGCAGAAACGCCGCTTTTTTCTATGATCGGCCGGGCGCCGAATATCGATGGCGTCGATCCGAAATGGGTGCAAAGCTCGCTGGCCACCCCGAACCCTGACAACGCACAAGTTGAAGGTGACCAGTACACGTTTAGTGCAGTGAACCAACCTGCCCGCGTGGGGAATTATACGCAAATCTTCTGGAGAACATTTGCAGTATCGGATTCGCAGAACGAGCTTCTGAAGGTCGGCCCGAAAACCGAAGTGGGTCGCAACCGGATGGAGAAGGGCCTGGAACTCCGCACCGACATCGAGGTGTCGATGCTCAGCAACAACCCATCCGTGGGTGGTCTCACTCGTAAGAGTGCTGGATTGCGAGCCTGGACGGCAAGCAATGATGTGTTCTCCGCCGGGGGCGCAAGTGGAGGATTCAATGCTGGTACGGGGGTCGTCGACGCGGCGACCAACGGCACAGCACAACGCGCTTTTACAAAGGCATTGATGGATGCCGCGCTACTTGCGACGTACACCGCGGGCGGCAATCCAACATTGTGTATCTTGTCGCCCTACGCGAAGTCGGTGTTTTCTGGCTTCATGTCGGATGCCAGCGTCGCACAGCTTCGGGTTGCGACATCGGCGAAATCGGCGGCAACGATCGTCGGTGCGGCCGATGCGTATCTCAGCGATTGGGGACTCATCGATTTCGTGCCCGATCGCCAGCTTGCACGGGCCGGGGCGGCATACGCGCGCAACGTGTACTTCATTACTCCGGATAAGCTCGAAAAGGGTTTCTTCCGGGATATCCAGGAGGACACGGATCTCGCGTCGAACGCGGATGCCGAGCTGTTCGTACTAAAGTGCGAGTTCGCGCTGATTGATCGCCACGAGAAAGCCCATGGCGTCGTGGCCGATATTTTCGGAATGACATCGAGCACCTAGTTCGGCGGCATCAACAACAGCGTCGATAGGGTCGGGCCAAGCTCGCTTGGCCCTGGCCTGTCGGCGCTGCTTCTTTTTAAGGATATGTGATATGGCTCTTGAGCGTACGACATTTGATGTCATTCCTGCTGCATTGGTCGGCGGGGGGCAGGCGGGCGCCCCGCAAATTCGCCCGCAATCAATGACACGCATCACCGCCGTAGCGACTGCCGCCGATAGCGTAATGCTGCCGTCTGCACTTCCGGGCTCGTTGGTTTTTGTGCAGAACGCGGCGGCGGCGAATGCGTGTGCGGTATTTCCTGCGAAGGGCGATGCGATTAACGCCGGTGCGGCGGATGCCGTGCTGTCGGTCGCGGCTGCCGGAAACGTCATCTTCTTTTGCGCCGTCGCCGGCAAATGGGCCGCGGTTGTAAGCGGATAAGGATTCTATCTCCATGGATTCACGCCCACAGCATAATGCGCCGCACAATGCGCCCCCGCCGCCGGCCCCGGCAAAGCCGAAGCTGCTTGAAGTCAACCTGTTGCGCCGATACGCGCCGCATTGGCTTGTACAAGACGACGGCACCGTTTTGCCGAATGACGGCGGCGTTGCCGCGAACCCACAGGTTCTCGATCCCGGCATCATGAAGCTGCACCATGAGGACGCCGCTATTGCTCTTGGGGCATCCGTCGCACTGCCGACGCGCGCCACCTTCCGGGATTAGTGGTCATGCCAAGCCCGTTCTATGACCCGTTCCATGGCGCGGGGAAAGTTATAAACTGCGGCCCAAACAAAGTTGTCTGGTACGTAGAGCTGGACGACGGCAAGGTCGCGACCTGCGTACAGGAACTCGTTTCTTCGATCATTGAAGATAATCAGCGCGCCCGGGCGGACAGTGCGGGGAGACGCTGGGGCGATGGGGCTGTAGTCGCGTCGATACCGCTCGGATTGTATTTCGACAAGTTGGCACCAGCCAAGCGAGCGGGCGACGACGCTTATGTCAAGCGGGTTCTGAACGATCGCGACTATTACAAACTGCGGACCCGCGACGGGAAAATCTGAGCCATGGCGCTGGGCACATACCAGGATCTCCGAACTTCTGTGGCATCCTGGCTGATGCGCGCCGACATGGGCGCGGTGATCCCGGACTTAATCACGTTGGCCGAAACCCGGCTGAACGATACCTTGCGTGTCGCCGCGATGGAAACCCGGGCGTTTCTCAATTTATCGGATGCTGGTGAGGCGAACCTGCCGGATGATTTTCTGGAGGCCCGGTTTGTCGTGCTCTATCCCGGCGGGCTGAATATCATCATCGATGAGGAAACCGGCATCCCGATTGGCGAAGCGTCGGGTGCGATCTGGACCGATGGCAATACAGCCGGTGCCGCCAGGAATGTTCTCAGGCGGGTCGGGCTGCCTTGGGCGACAGATTATTACGGCGGCCGCGCCGGTGGGTATCAGGACGAGTACACGATCCTCGAAAATACGTTCACCGCTTACGCGACACAAGCTGCCAGCGTTGTGCTCTACTATTATCAAAAAATCCCGGCTCTATCGGATGACGCGCCGACTAACTGGCTGCTCACCAAAAAGCCCAATTTGTACCTATACGCGGCCCTGCTGGAGTCGGCGCCGTTCCTGCAGGATGATGCCCGGATGGCGGTTTGGGACAAGCTGTATGCGGAGGCGGTGACTTCTTATCACCTGTCCGACCAGATGGCGCGCTGGAGCAACGGCACATTGCGGCTTAGCGGCCCGACGCCGTGAACATGGAAGACGCCAAGCGGTTGATGCCGATGACGGCGCGGCCGTTGTCATTAAACCCTGCCCCGGCATCGGTGGAATTTATCGAGCGCCAGCTCGCGCGCTTGGCACGACTGCGCGGCATCGAGACTGACGAAGCGCGGGCCGAAATCATCCGCATTGAAGACAATTTGAAACTCAGCGCACGCACGATGCTCGGCAAGGTGCGCATCGCGCTTGCAAAGAGGAAATTCTGATGGCGCTAACTCTTTACGACAATTTTCGGCTCTCCATGATGAATGGGAGCGCGATCAATTTCGGTACTTCCGGCGACACCATTAAAGTCGCCATTGCGACAGCGAGCTATGCCTATTCGCAGTCTGCCGATGATTTCTTCAACGATATGACCAACGAAGTCTCCGGCACGAACTACACGGCTGGCGGCGCAACGCTTGCGTCCAAGACGCTCGGGCTATCGTCTGGGACCGTCACGTTTGACGCGGCCGATGTCACATTTACGCAGCACGCCTCGGGCTTTAGTAATGGCCGCGTGCTGGTGCTCTACAAAAGCACTGGCACAAGCTCAACCTCGCCGCTGATCGCCTTCGATGACCGCGGGTCATCCTTTGGCAATGTGGCGGGAGACCTGACCGTGCAGTGGAATGCCTCCGGCATCATTACGAGCCCGTAATTTATAATGACGCCGACCTTGCTCGCGACCACGAACGCGCGCGGCCGAATTCGGGTGGTATTCACCCAGGCCCATACTGACGGGACCGTGTACGGGCCGTTTAATGAACTGCGCCCGCTCGGCACAGATGTGACCGCGTTTATGGTGGCACATGCGGCAGCCTTGCTGGTGTCTCTTATTGCCGCTGAGACTGCAGATCGTCTCGGGCGGATTATCCAAGATGGTTCGTTGGCAGTTATGCCAGCGTTAAAATTTGCGCTGCTAAACGATGTGCAGGACGCTTTGCGTGTGTTCTATGCAGCCGCCGCGCGGCACGATTCGATCATGGTCGGGGATTATTTGAGTTCGCTTACGGACGCGCGTTTGCGCACGATATTCGGTATGACTCAAGCGCAGGTGACTACCTTAAGAACCGCAAAGCTGACACCGGCCGCAACACTGGCAACGAGCATTCGCGCTGCGGCTGGTGCCTGAGATATGGCAGATATATTTGTTAGC